GTAGGGGAGTGAGGAATGTGCCACTGTGATTTCCGCACGCATATGGACATGGCATGGGTGAGCTATTTCATCCCGAGAACGCAAGAAAGCCCCGCTCCGGCGTGATGCCGTGAGCGGGGCTGAGGGTTCATTGTTTACTGTAGGTGTCGCGGTTGGCAGGTGGCGTTGTAGTTCTAGTTAACTCCCCAAGAGCTGCGGAGCGCTTTTGGTGTGGCCTGTAATGCACGAATAATAGCCGGATATTTACGACTCACCCCAACTGTAGGAGCATTAGGATAACAACGCTTCGCTTCGGCCAACGCGTCACGATTCGGCAGAACATAGAACGCAACACTCGAACTCGGATTCCACATAACCACAGCACCCTTCGGATACCCAACACCGATGTCTTCATCCATATGGTAAAAAGCTACCATTTCATCATCCTTAATCTTTGATATTGCAGTAGTAGTTAACGTTTTCTTCGTCTCAGTGGATTGGACTCCTACGTAACGTAGGTAACAGTTCCACGGATAGTTGTAATAGCCTCTAATATTGGTTTCACGACCTGTTTGATCGCCAGCTTTACCGTAAGCAGTGCCATACTCGCTGCTGGAAGCTTGAGCTACCAGACCATTACCGAGATACACGGCGACATGGTGAACGTCGTTCAGGAGAATGTCACCCTTTTGCGGAGCACCATTATTAGGGATACGCTTCCAGCCGTGCTTCGTAAACTCTGCGCTCATGTTGCCCGTGTAGGTCGCATTACCAGTGTCGAAGCCAGTCTCACGTCCCACAAGGATAACGAACGACGAACAATCAACTCTCCCATCATCACGCAAATCCCAACGATTCGCCTGATCGTAGCCCACGCTTGCATCGCGACACCAGTAAATCATGCGTGCCACGAAACGATCGATGTTTCCCGCCATATCAGGCCGCCTGTGTAGCGGTATTAGACTCGGCTAACTTCTCAGCCGCAGTGATCTCCTCATCACTGACATCCTCAACAGTCACACTAGGAGTGACTGCCACATCAGGCTGAGTGACAGCAGCTGCAGTAGGAGGATTAGAAACCGCAGTCTCACTAATCGTGGTAGCCGTAGTATCAACCACGTGCTTAGAAGTGTTCGAGGCTGCCACCAGACCAAACGCTCCAGTCAGCGTCACCCAGCCGGCGGTTGCAGCCCCGTACCAAGAAGGCGCACTCACATCCAAATAGCCGAGAACCGACAGGTATACAGCGGAAGCAACACCTACCAGCACCACCAGCACGTAGATCACCTGACGTGCCCAGAACGGTAGCAGGTTAAACACTTCCTGAGGGGTATCAACCACGTTTTGCGGATTTGAATTAGACATTAGTTGTTCTCCTTAAATTGGGGTATAAAAAAAGCCCCCAGCGGATAGCTCGGGGCACAAAATCTAGTGTGGTTTGTCTTTTGAGATTGAGAGGGTGATAATAAGCGATATCAGCGGCGGCTTGCCGGCGATTTATCTGGAAGAAGTGTAGAAGTGGATAGCTTCGAAAGCATCAAAAAATTAGTGGAATCATTCAAACTAGAGCCGAGGACTTGTGCGGTCATTATTGCTATGTTGACTATCGGAATTGCAATCTGCTATGTCTTGAAATACCTTATTTCTATCCGGAGGGACTTGCTACAGCTACTACCCCACTCGCGCCTTAATCAGCAAGTTCAAGAGGCAAGTGAAAGAACATCAGATAGTAAATCTCCATATGAGAAATTCGCTTACCACAGAGAAGAGCAACTCGCGAGGCGCAAACGGACTCTAGTATTACTCGAGAGACAATTTCTGTCCTATGCCAAAATGCATGCGAAGTCGGGCAACAAAACGCGCCCTAAGGCTTTTGAGCATCGTGGTTCTGCGCTTTTCTGGATTTCCTTGACTTTCACCGCATTGGGCATCACTGCGCTATTGATTTACTTGCTGGGTATAGATTTGTTAGTGGCGAAAGCGAACGTTTCCGGCAATGTATTCATGTTAATCGGAGTCTTGTTATTCATACTAACCGCTTTCATTTATGTCACGATTGACTCACTCTGGAATAGATCGATATCAAGATCAGCATTCCAGTGCTTTTTCGCCAATTCCTACAACGAGCAAACAATCACTATTTTCAGCCAGCAAGTGGACGACGATGACCTCACGGAGAAACTGGACAGCGCGAAAATCTTTAACCAGTTAACCGCGTCGATGAAAAACTATGCACAACCAACTAAGCACCACAAGCTCTTTCCTATATTGAGTGGGGTGCTCTTGGGGTTGCCCGTACCTCTTCTAATCTGCTGTTCCTTTGTATATAGCATCAATCAACCAAACTTAGGTGAAGCAATTGAACTTGTTGCATTCGCGTCAGTATTTGTGGGTGCGATACTGACTCTAATATTCATAAATAAGCTTTCGGAGTATCCACCACATAATCTAAAGAATGTTGAGTCCGCAACGCCTGTAGATGAAAACACGAACACTTCTACGCACCTCGAATCGGAGAATTCCAACTGAATACAGTCAGACACATGGAGCAACTATTCCCAATAAACCACAACAATGTCCCAATGTCAGACGCCCCAAGAGATCAAAAGAGTCTGGTTATCCAAGGAATTTGGGGAAGTCACTGCGCATTGATGCAGGTAGGCTGGGTTTTGGGTGTGTTTTTACATAGGACAGTCCTTCTTCTTGGCATAGTCCGTCCATCCAGTGATAGAGGCCACGAATGTACCGTGTGCGTTCCAGATCCTTGTCTTCATAAGCGTGCAGGGTGCTGCGCAGGGTATCGTTTTCACGGAAAAGTACTGTGAGTTTGTGATCTTGTGCGTCGATCTCGGATTGCATGTTGGATTGTGCTTCGGTGAGTTCTGTGTATGCGTGGGATAGTCTGTCGCGTCGAGTGAGGAATAACGTCATGATGCTTGCGACAGCTCCGCTGGAAATTAAAGCGACAATAATGGTGGTCATATCCAGCATTTCTAGGTGGAACATGGTTGTTGTCTCTCACTCGTAACTGGCCATATTGCGTCCACCTTTTGCTGGGTAGCTGATGCTGCCGCGTGGGTAGTGGCCGTCGCTGACAGTGGAAGCATTGGGAGATTTCATGTATATCGCGCCTGTTGACGGGTCGAGCCAAACTTCCTCACTGCCCGAAATGCATATATGTATTTGAGACATTGCTGATAATGCTTGGGGTCGTAGTCCAGCTGACAGTGTGCCAATCAGATAGGATTTGCCTCCTGTTAGTCCGCTGAGGTTGCCAGTGGGTTCGGCATACAACCAGACATGACCACTGGCTGGGTCGTACACTGCATTCACGACGAGCCGTGGATTACCAGAAGCGTTGACGTCTATCCAGGTGATGGTTTGTGCCAGTACGGCAGATTGTCCTCGCGCTACTGTGACCGGAATAGCTGAACTGGTTGACGATGACCACCCACCGGATTGGCCGGCGGTCACTGTCGCATATGCCAGGGGGAATTCGTACACTCCTGTATCGGTTTGGGTGAAGGTCGCGGCTCCTCCCCCTGCTGGCCCGTTAACTGTGACGAGCTGTATTTTCGGGGTTGTTGAAGGATCTAAACGTAGTGCTGCGTATACACGGCGTGGCTGGCCTGTAGTGTTGGCATCCACATTGAGGGTTACTGTGCTGTCACTCATATAGGCGCATCCATCAACGGTTGCCAGACCTGCGGTGACCGTGAGCTGTCGTCCTGTGGTTCGTGTGGAAACGGTAAGACCTTGATATACAGTCGAGCCGAACGCTTGTCTTGCCCAAGCACGGAATTGTGCTTCAGACACTGTCTGACCGCTAAAAGGCCATGCTGATTGTGTCATTGTTGTCTCTCCAATCGTGCCAGTCGTCTGGCGGTCTGTCTGCGAGCTATCAACGCTCTGCTCTCTGTGGTGCTGAAATCACCTAATGTGCACGTATATATAGGTCCGTCTGTGAATCCGGTAGTGATGCTGGTGATTGGTGTTTTACGCCAGGTATCCATACCGTCTTTCACAGCTACCCAGTCGCCTGGTTGAGCAGTACCGATCACTACATCATCTGCTACTGTTCCTGATGAGGCGTCCATCGCGGTTTTTGCTTCGCTGATACTGTTTTGAGCGGCTTGTGCGGGGGTTTCATCATTATCAGGGGTGATCAGGGTTTCTCTGATACCCCAAATATGTTCTAACGTTGCCCCATCGGCGGGGATGATCTGCTGGTAGGAAGCTACTGAATCGGTGGTGGTTTTGATAACGCATCGGGTTACTGTAGGTGCTGATCGTTGGACGCTTAATTTACTTAAACTCCCCGAATCGGTATCCAACGCGAGTGAGGTAGACAGATCCTCACCATAGTGGAGTACTACCGCGAGCCCACTACCCTGTTGCACCACGTCAAAGGCGAACTCGTTGTATGCCAGTGAGGTGCATGCTTCTAACACACTCTGCCAGTTTGCTGTCAATTGAGCTGTGGAACCTCGATGCTTTGAGACCGGCACACTTATCCCTAAACGAGTCAGATTTGAGAGCGCTTTGATGAGTAAATCTTCACGGTTTCCTGACCACAGCACACTCTCCGCCTGCGATGCTACTGGTTGAGTTGGATCCGGATAACACAGTCCGTGTGACAGCATCTCACTATCCCCTACACCGGTGATAGACACGTAACTCCCTAATTCCGAGTCAGGATCGGTTATCTGATTCCACTGTTTCACCCGACCAGAAAAACTCATGTTAGGTCCGGTCACGATAATGCCGGCATTGTCCTGTATGAGTAGGCTTGCAGCGTCGGAGCTCATCGGTATATCCAGCGCCCATGAGCTGGCGTCTGTTGACTGTCTAACGATGGTCAGTCCGGTCAAATCTTGGGTAGATAGCGCGCCCACACGTTGTAGCGTATGGTCGCGCACTTCTACGGAATAATCGTCGGCTGTTACCTGACTCATCGCATGATCTCCTTGCGCTGGTGGAAACTCATTTGGATGAGGCTGCCACCTTCTAACTCGCTGGCATGCAAGTCGGACGGGCTAGCATTCGCAGTGCCTTGCCATGTGGCATATTGACTGTTGCCGTCGAAATAGCCAGACGCTGTGGAACCGAACACGAGCAGCCCCTGAGTGACTCCCTGTGGACTGACTCCTTGAGAGCCAATCCGAATGGTCGCAGTCCCGTTAGGGATGGGAGTGTTTTGCAGGCCAGCTCGACCACTCACTGATTGGACTCGTTGACGTGAGATTAACGCTCCGAGAGTGTCAAGAAATTCCACCATGAGTTGACTGTCAGTCGCTATCGAACACGAAATCACTGATGCTGGCCAACCAGTAGTTGGTTTACTCATACTCCAGGTAGCGGTACGACGTAAATCAAACAGGGTTTGCATCATGGACTCGCTCATACTCAACCCAAGATCCAGCCAATCCTGTGAGCCTGTAGCTCTCGCCACATCCAGCACACCACGTAACAGGATCGTTTGGGTTTCACTCACACCTGACTGCCATGGGATATAACGCGTCCAGTCGAGGGTACTGTTACTACTCTCGAACGTGCCAGGAGCAAGATACTGCTCATTCATCGCATTCGGTAGCGCGCTCCGACGGAAGCTGGTGAGGAACGTGAGATTCCCATCAAGCCAGGTAGTAATACTGTCCGTATAGTCAACGTCAGAAATACCCAACTTGTACCAATCCAACGCTTCTGCCAGTGCGTAGAGGATCTCACCGTTCCAGAATTGCCACCAGGTTTCTTTCTCAGGTTCGGTACTCCATGTGCCATACACATCGAGACTCTGATCAGCAACATAGGTACGCGTGAAGAACTGCGCACACCGGTTAATGAGAGTGACCACACGAGCATCACCATCAAACACTCCTGATTCCTGGGCGAAAATCATGGCACGCATGAGAATCCCCACACTGTGAGGCCCCTCACCTGCAGTAACAGGATCGACGCCCTTATTAAACAGGTCAGGAGGAGCCGTATCCGCACTCGGCCATACTCTATAGATCCAATCAATGAAATCAGTAGTGATCTTGGCAGCCACCGTCAACGTGGGATCATTCTTCAACGCTTTGCATACCACGTCAATAGTTCGATACTGGTAGCCACCCCATGGGTCCTCATACCAGGTATCAGGCTCACCATAATAGGCAGTGCCTGCACGATCCCACACGTATGCCGAGGCGAATGGTCCACGGAACCCGTGAATCCGCTCATACTCGTCTTGTGCGTCCGACAAGAACCCCAATACCATGTCAACACCTTCAGGCACGTTGAGATCCTGCCAGAAATACGGCGCTTGATATCCCGCGAACGGAATCCCTCGATACGTATTAACACGACCGTTGAGAATATTCACCGTGTAAGGCACAACCCACGGCGAATACTTCACCTGTTTCTTCGGTAGGATACGCATGTAGTAGACGCTGAAATCCAAGGCTGGCGTGCGATCGTAATACAAGCCGATATTACCGATCGTGGTACCTACCGGAGGGCTCACAAAATCTCCAACACCATACAACGTAAACGTGCCGGTACCGGTGAACGTGATCGTGATTTCCGTGAACGTGCCAGTGAACGCTGATGGAGGTGTCCCCGTGTTGGCTTGATCGCCTGACGTGGTGAAATTCTTCATCTTCGGCGACGCATCAAGGATGCTGCTAGACGCAGCCAACGGATAATACCAATACCAGCCGTTAGCATCCTTAACACGCAACGTGCAAGCTTTACCAGGTGACACATAGCGAATAGTGGGAAACTCGCTAAACGTTTTATCCGAGTTCAACACGATTTGCGCCCACGATGCCACCGTATAGTTCAATACCACACCGAGCTTGTCTGCGGACTCCGTGTCAGTCACCACGCTGGCATCATCCTTATAAATCCCATACCAGGATCCCAACAGCACGTGATGCCACACGATCTTGTCCATATACATAAAATCAGAGAGCTTGACACTCAAATTCTGTATGCCACCAGTCCCATCCAACGGGATCAACGCCGTGTATCTCGTCAGTGGATCATAGTCACCGGTCGGGTCGATCAGCAGCAGCATAAACCCTGCCGTACTGCCAGCCACCTGCACACTCAACACCGAGTCCGCAGCCCACACGCCACCCACGTTGAACCGGCCATACTGCACGTAACCGGTACCCGCTGGTACTGAAACATCAACAGCACCAGTAGAACGGTTACGCACAATACTGGCCGCCAAACTCAACAAGTCACCAGCGAACCAGTCCACTCCCAACGATTGCAGTCGATAATAATCCTTCTGCGTCACCAACATCTGCTTTTTCGTCCGCAACGTGCCACCAGATGTTTGTGGTAAATGCCACGTCACAATCACATTCGTCTGCGTAGTCAACGTGAATTGAATGTTGATCCTATACCCATACGAAATATCCAACGTGACATCCTGGCCATAAATCGTGTTACCGTCCGTAGATTGCACAGCAGCCACATACGGGTCCCTGACTACCCCTGAGCTCTTCGCATAACAGGAATACACGTAACTACCCGCCGGTAACGTCACCGATTCAACCGTGCGAACATACGCTCCAGCAGGACTCGAACCCACCGTGGCGACCATGCCATCACCATCACTCGCTGCAGCACCAGTCGCCTGATTCAACGACGTGAACCTAGTGATTTTGGGATCAGTCAGGAGATTGGTCGCCAGAACAGTCCCACTCTTAGACAAGGTGCTGGTAGATGCACCAGCAGTGCCAGTCCATGCAGTATCACAACCATCCAGCGAGCTCACCACGCTAGCCGCACGCTCATTCACCCAATACGACCCATCCAGGTCTACAGGGTCATCCGTGCCTGCGTTAGTGCTGATCCAATCATCAAAATCGTTCACATCCACCAACGACGGCACCACATCACGGAAATGATCCAACATTTGACCCCACAGTGGATTAGCCCCGTCGAGCTGTTGCAGCAACACAAAATCATCCCAAGCCCACCAAATAGAATCAATAGCGCACGCTATTTCCCCATCATCCAAATGCCTCCACATCGGCCAAGCTTCAAAACATTCACCCTTATGAATTACCTCTCCACCCTCATCAGTAGCAACCACATACAACGAACCACTCACTGTTTTATCTACCAACGTGATCGTGAACGTTTTATCACCATCAGACTGGTAGCTCTCCACCGTGTAACCAGTACCCACAACCTCGGCATACGGGTTCTGCCATTTCAGCGTCGAGTTCAACGAGCGCACACTACACACTTTTCGAGCAGTATGAGCCATAACCAGTTTGGCAACACCCTTAGTGAACGTCACTTTCAGGTTCGGATACCACGCGTCGGCAGCAAAATCCTGTTTCGCGTTATACAACCAGTTCGGCATCAAAAACGGGCGATCATTCAAATTCGATGAACAATCCAGACGACCAGGATCACCAGCCGTATACCCCCACAAATCCTCATCATCAACACTCCACCCAGACCGATTCACACGCAACGACGGATTCTTCACCTGATTAGTAGCCAACACCTGATCCGACATGACCCGCTCACCAGCCTCCGCACCAGCCATTTTCAAATGCACCGTGCTCTCACCCCGAGGCAATTTCGGAAACAACGGCCCCATAGCTAAACGAGAATAAGCACTCTGACCAGACTGATCCACAACCGCCGGCATACCCGACACTGTGGGATCAACCATCAACGTCTCACTATCAGTCAAACCAGCAGGCACACTAAACCCACGCCCACCAATAGACACCTCAGCACTCTCACACGGCCCACGTAACAACCACACCACCGGCACAGGCGCATCACCAGGATTCGATACCACACTGTCAGCAATCGCCACAGACTCCGCCAGCGGCAACCCAGCCAAATCATCCAAAAACACTCGCGCAGAATCAGTAACACGCGCCTCACTCACCGTCGCCTCAGACAACTCCCAATACGGCTGCACAGCAGTCAACGCAAGGTCATAGCTGGCAAAGGTATCGAATTCGGTGGATGAGTTTCTGTCTCCTTCTAGCCCGCCCTCATAAGTGATGTTCAGCTGGTATTGCGTTCCATTTAGCCCCATTCGCGCAATCAGCCGTGCATCATCCGCTAAAACGATGTCTCTGAGATGTTGCAGCTCCGTACGTTGTGACGCCACGTCGCCCACATATCGGAGTTTCAACAGCAAAGGCCTGATCTCAGCACGCGACCCCAACACCACACCACCGTCAGCAGCACCTGAACGCGAGCGCACTGATCGTGGGATCATTTCGAGTCCTGTTGATCCTGGCATCCAGGTCCATCCGTTGTAGGTGTGGGTGAATTCGATGGTGTTTCCCGCTCCGGTGATGGTGAGTCTGAGTGCTTGGTCTTGCATTGTTGTGCCTTTCTATAGCACGTCGGCGAGTATTGCTTTTGCGCGTGTGGCTGTTTTGGTCAGTCGTGCTTCGGCTCCGATTCCGGCTACTTGGTCCACGTATGTCAGGTTGATTGTTGGTCTGGCTGAGTTTTGGTTGTTTGGTCTGTCGTTTTTGTTGGGGACTACTCCTGTTTGGTATTGCTGGACGAGTCCGCCTGTTGCATACCGTTGGAAGTTGAGTTGGTCGAATAGGCTGACACCGTAGTAGTCGACTGCGCTGGCTTTGATTACGTATTCGCCGTTTGATAGTCGAGCTGGGATGGAGTCCGATGTGGCGGTTCCTGGGCCGGAGATGTAGCCGCCGGTTGCTTTGTTGTTGGTCATGTTTGCCAGGCTTACTGATGTTCCAACACTGGTTTTTCTTACCATGCCTAGTGCGGCTTGTAGTTGGCTTATTTGGTTGAGTGCAGCGCCGACACCGCTGACTGATACATTTGCGTTGGTTTGTCCTGGTACTGATTTCAGTCGGTCGTGGAGATTTTGAACGCTGCTGATGCTTCCTGCGGCACCTGGGGTGCTGATTCCGGTTGAGTGTGAGCCTGGGAGTGATTTAATGCCGCCGTTGAGAATGTCTACTTCTCTTTTTGCTTTTGGTGCGGTGGTGGAGATGTTTGTCTTTTTCTGTTCGGGTACGCTGTTGACGGCTTCGGTGAGTTTGTTCACGCCATCTTTGGTGAGACCTACTGAATTAGCGAATGCTTGTGCATCTGAGGATGACATTCCAAACGATTCGGCCAGTTTTACAACTTGTACTCGTCCCTTGGCCATGATGTTGTTGACTTCATCGATGCTGGCACCGTTGCGCGCATACGCTTCCGCAGAATCTTGTACTGCGGAAACTACGCCGCTCAGTGCGTCACGATTGGCTTGACCTGATGTGGTGTTCGCATCGAGGGTTCTGCCGTGTTCTTTCAATGAGTCGTTCGCGTCATCTACTGCTTTGCCCAGTTTGGTATCAGCGTCGAAAACGGATAGTGCGAAACCGTAATACGTTTTGAGCGCACTTACTGCCTCGCCTAGTGCAGCGGCCTGTTCGTTAATACCTTTTGTAGAAGCTCCGAGCTTGTCAGTGAGGATATCGTTCGCGTCGGCTGATTCTTCAGTGGCATCTGTTCCAGTCGCAGTGGCAGTCGTGAGACCTGCAGTGGCTAAGGTGTTGTTCACCTTTTCCGCAGCAGCCTGCTTATCAGCTTCGGCTTGCTGTTTCATTGCATCCTTGGAACCGGACACAGCTTTAGTCTGCTGCTCTAAATGCGCACGCAATTCATCAGTAACTGTCCCAGCACCACCATGCTTGTTGACATAATCATCCAGTGTTTGATTGAAGGAGACGATTGCAGCTTTGTCACCAAGGGCCGCCGAGACGAAGGTTTTTTGACTGACACCAGCTTTATCCAAAGCTGAGGCAAGACTGTCAGCACCGGTACGCATTTTTTGGAACCAACCCCAATCAGTACTATTACCACTATCGAGATTCTGGGTTAGTTTCTGTGCGGCAGTCTGCCCTGATTCCAGTGCACTGGTCATATCATCGGTTCGCGCCTTTGCATCGGCCTGCTTCTGTGCGTATATATCGAGTGCCACACTGGCGGCAGTAAATGCTATTCCCCACGGCCCGCCCAAAAGACTGACCACACCAGAACCTACTGCCTTGAACCCACTCACTGCTTTAGAACTTGCCCCAGCATTTCTGCCAGCATTACCAAAAGCATTCCCCAATTGAGAAATACCTGAAGATAGTTGCGGTGCGGCAGTTTTGATGCGCTGAATAGGATCGAGTACTAGACTCATATTCTTCTTCATAGTGCTGGAACTGTCAGCCAGTCCACCTAAGGCTTTGTGCAACCCTGCAGCGGCACCTACACCAAGACCTGCTAACACCACCCACTGCTGAATCTTCGGATCGAGACTGCCAAACGCTGTGACGAGGTTGGTCACATTTTGAACTACACCTCGAAGTGCTCCGTTAGCACCCGAACCAATCTTGATAAATGAGGTCTCTACCGCACCACTGAATTGCTCGATGTCACCTTTGAGATTATCCATTCGTGCAGCGCCCTGCTCGGCTGCATATCCTGAATCACTGACGCTGCTGGTCCATTCGTTAATACCGCCAGAACCCTCTTTGTACAGTACATTCGCAGCTCTGACTGCATCTGTACCAAAAATGGTGGATAGCGCCGCATTGCGTTGTTCCATGGAAAGACCAGACATTTTATCTTTTAACTGTCCAGCTAAACCGGATAGTCCCACGAAGTTACCTTGTGCATCATAGACACTGATACCGAGCTGATCCAGAGTCTTCTGTGCTTTATCAGTAGGTGCAGCAAGCTTGAGCAGCATAGTTTTCAAAGACGTACCTGCGTCAGATCCGATCATACCGGCGTTAGCAAATGCTGCTAGCGTGCCGGTAGTCTCTTGCATGCTGATGCCATACTGGTTCGCCACCAAACCAGCCTGCGAGAGCGCCATACCCAAATCAGACGCGCTACCTTGCGCCTTACCGGCACCAGCAGCGAGCGCGTCGGCGACTTTGGTGGAGTCTTTGCCGGTGAGGTTGAATTGGGCGAGGGTTGAGGCCATGAGTTCGGCGGCGTCTGATACGGCCATGCCGTCTGAGGCTGCGAGGTCTAGGGCTCCGTTGAGTCCTCCGTTGAGAATATTGGCTGTGCTCATGCCGGCTTTGGCGAGTTCGTTGATTGCGTCGGCTGATTCGGTGGCTGAGTATACGGTTCGTTGTCCTGCGTCGAGTGCTGCGTCGCGTAGGGATTGTAGTTCGCTTCCGGTGGCATGGGTGTTGGATTGGACGACACTCATGGATGCGTCGAAGTCCATGAATGATTTAACTGCTGAGACTCCTATGGCGAGGCTGAGTGCGCCGACTGCTAGTCCTGCTTTGGTGAATCCTGCTTCCATCTTTTGTGAGGTGGACATGGGTTTTTGCAGGGCGGTGCTCATGTGTTCTGCTTGTGCCGAGGCGGCTTGCATCTTGGTGGTGTAGTTAGAGGTGTCCGCCATGAGTTTGATGACGATGTTCTCGTTGAGAGCCAAGATGCACCACCTTTAGTGTCGTGATATGAGTTTCGTAGTTTTGGAGTTCGGGGCTTGTACAACGCCAGAGTCTGCGAATTTGCGCATTGCATTCTCACGCATTTCGCCAACAAAGCAGTTATCGACTTGTGCGCCGGTGAATGCTTCCGCTACTTGTGTTTTGTCATGGCAGAACGCAATATCCATGCCGCATATTGGGCAAATATGTGCTTTCTCGTAAGTATCGAGGGCTAGCATCCATTCGCGTTCTGTAACGTCCCATTCCACAGTGTCGTTGGGAGTTGGCACCCACCCTAGGAATCTTTTGTATGAGATTCCTAGGTTTCTGGCACACCGTAGGTCGGCAAGTATTGAGGGATATTGGCCTATCTGTTCTGCTAGATCATGGCCTTGAGGTCTTTTGGGACTGCAACTATTGGTGAGTTGAGTTCTTGAATGTTGATCATCAGGTCTTGCACTTGCGTGTCGCTTAGGCTCTCTATGAATTCTTTGAGGTCACTATCGTTGAGTTCGACCTGCTCGCCGCTAATCTTCCATTGCGCGCTTTCTAACATGTCGGGCAGTGCTTCGGCAACCATTGCTGGCCAGTCTTTGATGACGCGGTCATCATCAACGTGGGAGTTCTTCACTGCGATCATGTTCCATTTGGATGAGATCAGACCCGTTAGTGTGAGGTTTAGAGTGCTGGAGTCTACTTTGGCTACCAGCTCCTTGAGTTGTACTTTCTTCGCTTGGATGCTGCTTCTGTGTTTCGCAGCAGCTGTCTTATTTCGAGGCTGCTGATCCTTGTTGGCATCTTCCAATTCTTGTGCTGCGATAATTGATTCGCGCAATGCGGCTAGGTCGGTGACGATTTCAACAGTCTTCGTGGGTTTAGTGATGGTAATGCTCATAGGTCGCTCCTCAAGTGTGATGGCCGCTTCCGAAAGTTACGTAAGAAATGGTCTGCACGCTCATAGGAGCGACCCAGCATGAGCATGCAGAAGAATTGGATTAAAGAGGCACTTACGCGCCTGTGACAATGGCGGTTTCCACTACAGAATCGGGGTCGATACCGAAACTCACCACAGATTGCATCAAATCATTACCGGAGTGAGCCACGGGATTCTTTGCCCCGATGGTGACCCTGTACACAGAGACCACATCACCAGCTGCGAAAGCTTCAGATGCTGCTTTGGCCGTGGAACGACGACGCACGAAGTAGCCGCTCTTCCCCTCGGTTAGAGTCTTCGCTGCTACGTTCGGAGTGGTTTCTCCTCCGTTGACGTTGTCATAGATTTGTACTTCGGTGTTGTTGAAGGATTTTCGCCCAGGAATCTTACCTACCGCTCCAACGCCCTCAACTGCGTGATCTACGAAATCTTGGGAACGAGTGGGCTTCCACCCGTCCGCTACAATCCACTTAGATAATTCGGTCGAGGTGGTTCCTGTGAGCTCAGCGATGGTTGGTTTATTGATATCCGCGATTGCGGTGGTAAATGCTGTTTTAACATCGGACTCAATAAACGCCGGTGCCGGATCTTCAAAAGGCATGTGTTTCTCCTTAGTTTTGTTTGGATATAGAAAAACCTCGACTGATGTCGAGGTTTTGGTTCATTGATTGCGTTCAGGCAGGCCAGCCGGTCCGCCATGTCATGACACGCATCGGATAAGGGGTCGAGGTGTCCGTATCCACTAAATCGGACGCATATACTCCCGAATCACTGTTAGGAGTCAACACAGCAATTTGAGTGTTTGGTCTGGCCCCGTCAAGAGCTGAAGCCAGCTTGTCACACACGACTCCGATGCTGGTCTCAGAGGTGCTCACCACGCGAATGTCTAACGTAGCGCGATGACTATTAGTGGCGAGCCCCTCTGAATGGTCACGACCATTCTCAGAGAGCGACACCACGATCCAGGGAGGATGTTTGCCTGTGGCGATGCCGTCCAGAAATACATCCCAGCCTTGGAATTCGGGAATCAGCGCGACAATTGCCACACGCGCCTGCATGTATGAGGTCATAGTCCACTAGCCGCCTTCCTCACATAGTCTGCAGTGGTATCCAGCTCACCCTCTCCATGCCCATAGAACTCATGTGAACCACCACCACGTGAAGTACCAAAAAACGCAATGTTGGCTAGGTCGCCGGCACCTTCCTTGCGTGGCCCAATGTCCGCTTCTATACGAGTGCCCTCGTCCTTCATCTCATAGGCAATGGGAATGCGTCTGATCGCCTTGTTGGACGACCCCTGCACATCGGCTTGAATGGCTTCCTTGATGTTCTGCGCGCCCTTCTTCACCGCTGCTGCGACCAATGCATGTTTCTTCAATGGGACGGCAGCAAGCTTTTGAGCGAGCGCATTCACTTGGGATACGTCAATGAGACCGGACATCTGTCCTCCTGACTTTCAAAATTCGCGGTGTGGGGTCACCTTCCCGACAGTCTTGGATGCGCACGAACTCGCTTGTGTCGTCCTGATTTGATCTGGGGATGCACGACACAACTGGTCTAAGTCGTCTCAGTCCAATCATTTCGGGTAGCAGGGCACCCTTCATAAGGAGAACACGAACTATAAGGTCCGATGTGCTTGCAGCTACTGCATCAGCGCTGTCAATTGTCATTCCAAACATCCACTGTCGGTCACGAGGTGACTTAGTTTCATGCAGATTCTGGTGGTACTCGTTGAGCACTTCCACGATCATCGTTTTTATATAGGGAGCGACAATCTCGCTGTACTGCTCGACTGTTCTGGTAGCCAAGCAGCTGTTGTCAATTCCCGATATATACCTTTCGCCTGCGCTCATTGTTTATTCTCCTTCGGGCATTTCCTGCACGTTCCAGCGCCGTGCCGTGGCATGCGTTTTCTCGGACTGCAGGTTCACCAGTCGGAAGCGTTTACCTACAAGGTCGGGGTCATCGGAGGACGTGCATACCGCCACATCCTTTTCTCTAACCCCTGTCAGCGAGATGGGAAAATGCAGGTACAGGCTCCATACCGGCACGTTGCCACCCACATTGCTGCTGTCACCACTTGCGGTCACTACTTGGGAGGCGATGCCACCGGATGTTTGCACCTTGCCTTTGGTTTCTGCCACTGGCAGTATTTCTGGGGTATCCACGCCAGTATTAGGATCAGTGGCTTTGTTGCCAGTGAATCGGTTGATGGTGAACTGGTCGGTCATGAGTTGTTCGGCCTGGTCACGAAGCTTAGGTAATGCAGTTTGCATCATGTTGAGCACATCCACTGTGACCTCCTAATACCCATAGGGATATGAGGGCAGAGGAAACGCATCCGGCTCGGGTTTAGCAATGATGCTGAACGCCGTGGTGGACGCGCTTTTCAACAGCAGCGACCATTCGGCGTCTAGAATGACAATCTCTCCTGTTGACCGTGAGTTATCCACGGTCTGTTGGAAGTTACCATCATCAATTTGCGTCATCATGGATCGCATACCATCAGGGTTCCGTGCTTTACGTTCCACTGCTGACACTTCAACGTCGTTTACTGTCGCCTTGTACTGCTCATCATTGGCGGCCCAAACATCGAGTTCACTCACCCTAGCGCGGATAGTGCGTTCAGCTTTGTTCAGCCAGCGTTGTATTTGCCGGCCTCGAGCACTGTTCTCGTCGATATCTTCGCCAAGTTCGGCGGACACGTCGGCTATTTCCGCGTACTTGGCTTTCAATGCAAGTTCCGCCATGATGACCTCCTACTTACCGGCTTTCGAGGGTGTCTTAGTGCCAGAAGTTTTGTCACCGTCTGCACCATCTGTGGAGTCTGGAGCATCAGACTCTGCTTTCGGATCAGTGGCGTTAGTTTCTTCTTCTGCTGGCGCTACTGTTTCCGACACCGTGTAGCCATGCCTACGGAAGTACGCAGGATCAGTATTGGTGGTCCCTTCACCGTCCTTGAACGTGACGCCAACAACTTCTCCTGTAAACCCCTTGACGGGGGTGTTGATAGTCCAGCTCATAGCACTTTCACCCCGCGAAGTACGGCAGCTGCCTTTGTGGCTTTAAGCGCAACGGCGGTGGGTCCTAGTTCAACTTCACCCTTCTTAACTGCGTTGGCAGTGGTGAAATCAGGCAACCATGTTTGTACTAGCTGTCCGCCTGAGACTGAAACACCATGGAAACCATCTAAGGCAACACGGTATGCGTACACATCTGAAGTGCCAGTTGCTGCATCCACAGGAATTATTGGGTCGTTCGTTCCCGCTTTTGCTCCTGCATCGACAAGGAGAATATTGCTATAGACTTCCCTTGTAATCGGTCGACCGTTTGCTCCAAGGAGATCCTCAACTGGATCCTTCACATATTGGCTGGTGCGACGTGCAGCTGCACGAATCTTAGCCAATGCTTTTGCATTGCCAACGAGCACGGTGGGATCACCGTCAAGCATGCTGAGAAATGCGTCTAGCGAGTCAAGAATCTTAAAGCCATTGTCAGATACGTCTGTCCAATCAGGTTTTGAGGTAGCGTCTTCAGTGCTTGAACCAGTCAGGGCCTTGTCAAGCCCGTCGAAAGCGTTCGCATTTGCAGCCATATCTCCGTTAATAACAGTGTCTTGGAATAGGGTTGTTGCCGCTTTTACCTTTTGGGTGATGTTCAACGCGATTGAACCGGAGGCTTCCGGACCAAGAGCTGCGAGAACGCGGTCAACTTCGAAGCTTCCGCCAAGTACCGCAAGATCTACTGAATGCTTTTCTGTAGTAACTTCCTGTGGCGTGTACTCGCTGTTAATTGCTCGAAATGCAGCGGTTGGCTGGGTTGCAAGACGACGATATGAGTAGGTCAATGTTGCGCCGCCACCTGCAGGGCTCACAACATCATCGAAAATGAGTGAATCGAGGATCTCCGAGTTCTTACGAAACTCGTCAATGACCATTGGATCATAGTCCTCTTGGGTGTTGTTTTTGGCTTCTGCCAAGGTTATTCCCATGTTTACCCTCCTTTAGGGTTATTTCAGATGTCCAGCAATCGCAGCGGATAGCGATGCTGGTTTAGGATTGCCGCCCTTACCCTGGCTTTTGTCAGGCTTAGGTGTGGGTGGTTTTGGGTCGTTCTGAATCAATGGAAGGAGTTCCTCGGCATCTTTTAACATGCCGTCTTTGTCGCTGCCGCGTAATCTGGTCGCCAGACTCAACGGGAGTCCCTTTTCTGCTGCCACCTCGTATTGCAGGGCCTTGAGCGCATTCTCCGCGTTGAACTGTTCCAACGCCTTGACACGTTCCTCCTCTTTCTGGGAGTCGGTCTTACCTTGATCCTCGATGGCCTTGAACTTGGCTTCGTATTCGGCGATCTTGGCCTTCGCGGTCTTGTTCGCTTCACGTTCCGCCTTGAGCGCTTTCAAACCACTCTCACCCAACTGCTCATCGTCTTTACCGGTGTTTTTACTCTCTTCTTCAGGTTTAGGTGCAGGGTCGCCCTGCCCTTCCTCTGAGCTTCCACCGTCACCTTCGGTGATGATGGTACGAATGAATCGCAGGTAGTACAGACGGTTCTTCATGTGGTTTTTCCTTCCAGTGATTGCCATATCGCATGGCTGACGCCACCCGTTTCGCGCGGGTGGTGAAAAATTGTGATGACGGTCGACTTACAGCCAGCCGTAGTTTCCAAGAAGCCGAGAAGCCAGGGCATGATCATTGCCAGCTATCTGGTAAATACTTTCAGGCATCAGCCTAGGCCGGTCGGCACGCCAATATTTCGAACCGTATTTGACGTGAGCTTTCACATAGCCGGCTGCTTTCATGCGTGAATACGCCCATCCACGTTTCGTGGTGCCCTCTGTCGCATACTTGATATTTCGACCATAGAGTTGCGCCACTCGAACACTGCCGCTTGTACGGTACGCATTTACCAGCTGATTAAGATCAGCACCGTCACTGAATGCCCGCGCATTAGCCTTCGACCCCAACGTTTTAGCTAAATCCTCAGAATTTAACGAGTTCAGATAGTCGGAAGCATTGGCATAATGCGTCGCCAGTGATTTTTCATCGGTACTCCATGCTGCAACGCAATCACAATGAGGATGTCGTTCAAACGCGTTCTTCCCTGATGGTATGCCGGCTAAAATAGCGCATCTACCGCATGATGGTGGAGTGAGCATACGCACATAGTGAGCTGTGAAACTATGCGATTTCGCTGTCATCAATGCAGAGGTACGCGCTGTATCGGCCAGAATCGTACGCGAGCGCAGTGCGAGACTGTTTTCGATGGTGGTGAGTGCTTGTGTTGTTGTGGCGTTGTTTGCTTTTGATTGTTTTCCGAGGAGTACGCTGCTCCACAGGTTGTCGAATGTGGTTTGCCCGTTTCCTGCCCATCCGATGAGTTGTGACGTGTTAAACGTGTGTTCGGGAGCGTCGAGTTTGGTGCTTCCGAGGCTTGTCATGACGTCGGGTGTGGTTGTAGCCATGTAGTCGGCTATGTCTTGTTGTGCTGAATCTAATGCGGAAAATATTGCGGGGTAGGCGTTTGCATAGGTTTGGTTGAAATCATCAGACTGGTTGTTTCTCCATGCTTGCACTATGAGCATTACTGTGTTGTTGCTGATTGTGCGTAGATGTTTGCCCTGTAGGACTGCTATTTTGGGCATTTCCTGCCCCGCCATTGTTTGCATTGGTACTCTCCGGTTTCAGTAGGTTTTCCCATTGAGTGGCGTCCATGGTGTCGAAGCGTTCGCGTTCTAGGTCTTTGCGAGCTTCGGACCAGTTGAGTTCGTCCCAGGCTCCCTCGCGACTGAGGATGCCGGTGGAAACGAGCTTCTGTATGGCATCTGCTTTCTGAGAGAAGGTTGGCGTGTTGGGATCATCCCAGTCGGTTCGTATCCTATTGCCGTCGAGCCAGTCGCCTGTACCGAACCGGTAGGCTAGCGCCATTACGTCAGCCCAGCAGTCGCCGTCTGTCATGTTCTTTAATTCGACGTTTTTCACCAGCCGTACCTCATCGGCTCGGATAGCTCCCTCTGCAGCTGGATTGGCGGTATTTTGGCCAAAATAGCGCATAGGCAAGCCTGTCACGGAGCTAACTTGTTCGGCGAGCATATCGATGACCGTTTTGAAGTTGCTGAGTTCCGACGCTTGAAACTGGCCGAATTTGGCCGACTGGCTTTGAGTTACGGTCATGGCGGTGTAATACGCCTTCCACGAGGGTGCCATCTCGCCCGTGACAGCGTCGATGAAATCATCCTTGTTCAGGCCGGTAGCCCATTTGCCTGGTACGGCGTGGGTTTCCATCGCGACCTGCAGATCCATCAAAGCTCTAGCTGCCATGTCGGTGGGTTTGAGCACATCTTTCATTTCGGATTCACCCACAAAGTTGCCCACTCTGGGACGGTTCAGGAACTGCACGACTGGGACTCTGCCCAGATTGTGGTCATCACGATCTGAGATAGCCCAATTCCAGCCTTTGACGCGTTCAAGATAACATGTGGAATTTGGCATATAGAGCGTTGCTTCGGTAGGTGCCGAACGTTGCAGTGGATCATAATAGACACGTAGCGCCGCAGTGATACGTCGAGTGCGTGGATCTATCTGCGCAATCATGGACCTTGATGATTCCACCGTAATAAGGGGATGTTCGGCATCCTCCTCATTCGTGCCGACCGACACGAAGCCATGCCCCTGCACTCTGGTCTCCAAATGGTTGAGCACGCTCTGTGAACCCATGTTGTTCGCTTCCCACACCTCCGACAGGTAGTCGTTGGATTCTGGAGCATCTGGCAGGCTGAACGATCGCACATGTTGACGTTGCACGACTGTATCCACGGTTACACGCGGCCAATTCAGCGGGAATTCAAACACTCGCAGTTCAGGAGGCACCGCCAAACCAATGGTTTGAATGCGCTGCTCGCCGCGATAGTAGGCGTCCAAATCCTCGTGCACTTTACGCAATCGTTGCAGCCTCGTGTACAGGAGCCGCACTAGTGCGGACTCATCCGAAGATAACTCCGTTATTCCCTCCATACGACCCTCCGTAATCAGTTGTGTTGCCAAGCAGATAGACTCTGCTGCTGCCTACTCCCCAACCAAGGGCGCGCATGTCACATGCGGCCTCGTGGGCGAGGATGTCAGCCATGGTGATATCGATTTTCTGGTTTTCTGACGGTTTGCCTAGCACGAACCGGTCCCCTGGTTTAGCGACCATACGGGCTGCCATCATGTGCAGTTTGGCGGTCGGATCAGGACTGTGTGTGGTGGTCTTGTCAGCTGTGTCTTCGCGAAATCGTACGAGCGCGTTGTACATGCGGCCTGGCTGATTGGTGGGCCATTGGACCACCACATCCTCTCCATAGCGTTCGCTCCACGCATCCACTTGTGTCTCCCATGGGTGTGGGTCGCAATAGAAACGTTTAACTCGGTAATGCTCGAACAGTTCACTTACACACGCATCAACCTCGATGCGTGGGATGCGTCCCTCCCACTCCTTCGGATTCCAATAGGACGGTCGTTTAGACGGTCCATAAGTGGGAGTCCAACGCCACCCCTCAACCGTCTCTGCACGTAACGCGGTCCAATCGCCTGACTGCGAACCATCGAATCCGAGGCAAATCTCTGTACCTTCTGCCGGCGTACTCTGATCCTTTTCAGTCTCGTCATATTGTTTCTCTGGCATGTAAGCACCTAAGCCCTGCACTAATTCACATCCGAAAAAGCGGCGGGCTTGGGCGGGATCACGTTCCAAGAGTTCAGCTGCTGTGGCCTCAACACTGTCGAGATTGACCCACGGGCTACCTTTGTAAACAAATTCGAGAATACGACGTCGGTCTTCTGGTTTGAGAAAGTCCAGTTGTGGGTCATGGCGTGGGAAATACTTCATAATGTCATTGGCACGACTCTCGTATGTTGCCTGTCCGAAAGAAGCATCCATTGGATCCCACGGGTTCGTGAGCTCCAACATGCGTCCGTCCATACCGGAGACGCCGCGCAGCACGGTGTCAGCAACCTCGAACATGCCAGAACGCTTCGTATAGACACCAGACTCATCACACAACGCGAAGTTCACGGGGTTTCCCAACTTCGAACGCGCTGACGCGGTAACAGGGTCAATACGTCCACCGTTAGGCAGACGAATGAAACCTTCGCGCACTTTCATCAAATCATCGAGCCTGCCATTGCGCACCATCGTCTGCAACGGACGGTACACATTCGCTGTCTGCTCCTCAGAGTTAGCGAGCAACTGCACCAAGGCAGTACGCCTAGGCATACCCATGGCCTCACCAGGCTGATATTCATACTCGAAACCGCACCCACACCCCCAGTCAGCACAGCGAAACACCTCATTGCCCTTAGCCCAACCACAAAACACACAAGGACCGCCACCTTCGAAACAGGCGCACGCAGCACCAAACGGGCTCTTGCCAAGCTTCTGACCGCCCACAATCTGCCCGCGACGCCACCTGAAAGCTGCTCCCTGCAACGGACGTGAAGTATTGAACCTCGTATCCGATTTCACACGATAAAACTCGACAGCATTGCGCAACTGCCATCCAGTAAGCACGAAAGGCTTATTCAGGTCATATCCCGAAGGCACCACGCAATGCCATTGCGTCCAGTCCGCAAACAGGAATCCCAACGACTTCGGCAACTGCGCATCCGTCATCAGGACCCCTTTCTAGATGTCAGCGAACCGTTCCCTCGCACTGGGGAACCGCACGATCTTCGAATCCTTCGTCTTCGCCGGCTTCTTCGGCTCATCATCAACAATCTGCCAACCATTGAGCTTCAACCCCTGCGGAGTCAACCCGATAGTGTCCGCATACCGCTGCAACGTAGAACGGTCCGCAGCCTTCGCATCCGGAGACTCACAGATCACAAACTGCCGGCAATACAAGGCCACAGTGTTAAACAGATACGCAAACTCCGGCATATGCCAAGCAATAGCCTGCGGCAACTTCCACAACTCGCCCCACAATTCACGCTCACGCCTATTCCACTGCTCCGTGGAGTCCGCATCCCTCTCCTTGTGCATCCCATCCTCGTCATGCCACGAATCCCAGATAACATACCGACTCAACGGAAAAGCACGCGGCTTACGCCGATATCCCCTAGCACTCAACGGAAGCAGTGACCTGCCCATCCGCTCCGACCGCTCAGAATTAGGATCGAACGCCGGCCCCGAACGCGCCCTAGCGCCACCCTGCGTCATGGTCACCCCTCAATCCGAAACAGCCCAGAACGCCCCATTCCCAAAAACTTTGAACCCTCCGCACTTGCGAGCCACCTCACCGGCGGTCTTTCACACCACCCACAGGGACTACCCCCTGGGGTAATACCAACAACACAAAATCAACAACACACAAGAAAAAGAAGCAATCATTCTCATTCATCACCTTCACCTCAACTCACGCAACGCGCTCGCAGTGATGAAACACGCAGCAACGGCTGTCTTGCTGCTGCTAGTGCCAACGCTCTCGCATGAGCATGCTGTTAGCTTGTCCTGCGCTGCGATTGCAATGCGCATGCTCAGGTCCTGTCCAATGAGTGCGGTCATCGCTATGTCCCAAGTCCCATAGTTGGTCTGGCTTGACAACTTGCCCACATCGTTTGCATATGGGCCGCGCACCCTGAGATAGTAGGTGCAGCCACCGTGCCCGCTCCATCTGGTGTGCCCTGCCATATCCCCTGTGTGCTGCGCTACCCCGTTGCCGTTCATGATCTGTTGCATGTTGTCTGCAGTAGCGTTGACCAAGCGGAACGAGCTGCGGGCAGTTAGCCCACGCACACCGTCGCATGGGCATGGGCTACATACCTCCCATAGGGTCCCCACCTGTCACGGCCTGCCCTGCCTGGGTGAGCCAGGTCGTCATCTGCTGTATCTCACCGGTCTGGCCTGAGATGATACCGGAGGCCAAGCGTATGACCTGCTGACTTGTAGCACGATTATGTTGTTCTGCATCAAGATATTTACGACTCATATCTACTGCAGCCTGATGGTGAGCGATCATATCTCTCAGGAACTTGGCAGTGACATCATCCATCTGAGGTGTGTAGTAGTTGTTGATTGCATTAGATAGTTGTGCTGTCATACTGTGGTCTCCTGCGACGTATGTTATTGCCCTGTTCTCGTCTGCCTTGCTGGGCTCTGAATGTTGTGGCGAGGCAGGGCAAGAGTTGTTGTGTTAACGCTATAATCTCGATGTACTATTTAGTGCGCACAGATCATCAATCTGAATCGAGGTAGTTTTGGCTGCTGTAATTGTCAGGGAGTTCAAGCCAGAAGACGTTGCCGACATGGCAAGGATCTGGAACCATGTCGTCGCCGAGGCCAATGCATTCCCTCAGGAAGAACCAATGACCATTGAGGAGGCTCAGGCGTTCTTCGAGGGACAAACCTATAGTGCAGTTGCCGTTGACCAGGACTCCGATAGCATTGTCGGGCTGTACATCGTGCACCCGAATAATGTCGGACGGGTTGGCCATATCGCCAACGGCAGTTACGCCGTCGATTCCAACGTGCGGGGCAAGCATATTGGTGCGTTGCTTGTCGAGGATTCACTCGTTCAGGCGAAGAAACACGGTTATCGAATTCTGCAATTCAATGCTGTGGTTGCTTCTAACACGCATGCGATCCATCTATACGAGCGCCTGGGATTCAAGCTGATCGGCACTGTCGAACAGGGTTATCGCGATGGCGAGAACCACTACCAAGATTTGCTGCTGTTCTATCACCCTCTGTGATAGTGAAGACGAAATAGCCGGTGCGCCGCCCGCTGCAAGAATCAGCACCCTAGATTTGCGAAAGGCCCTGTATCAACAGGGCCTCACATACACTTACATCAACAATACAAATATAACGGCGGCAAACGACATCTGTGACATTCAGCTGGGCGTGTCGCGAAAATCAAGCCGCTCGCTCTGCAGAGTCCAACAATTCGACCGGATTAAACAACCAACAGCCGCCGTCTAACCGTTCACAACTTGGCAATCTATCCCGACGAATCCAATCAGACACCTGTTTACGCGTAACCGGAATATTTGTTCGCACTTTCAGCCAGGATGCTGCTTGTGCTGGGGTCATCTTCAATGTCTGATCTGTCCCAGACCCATCAACTGGATTGGACCGGTAGTGCTCACGTCGAGCTGCTCGTAGTGCGTTCACAGTCCAGGTGCTACCGCAATACTCACAGGTAGCTTCCCGCTGTCCTACTGTGCCAGACACCTCACGTAAACATACGGGATTCAAGCATTTACCGTAGATGATGCGCTCCTCTGGTGGCGTGAGCCATACTCTGAGCTTCTCCGCACTACTGGTAACCTGCGTGAACACTTCCCCACAGTGAGGCGAGGAAGCCAACGCTCCCACACGCCCCTGTAACCGTCGTATTAATACAGGGCAACGCACACCCCACAGTCCGATCACCGCGGCCACATCCTGCAGCATGTCTTCTGTCTCGTCATACATCACTTGAGCTGACATGTTCAACGGTGTAGGAGCAAACGCCGCCCTCACATGACCTTGTCCACGACCGCCAAGCTTGAACTCTCTACGAGCTAATCCAGCAAGCTCATACATGTTCAACCGTAACGATTGCAACGCGGTAGCCAACTCTTTACGATGCTGCTTACACAGCACTCCCCCTCGAATCATCTCATCACACACTGGGCATGTACTAGTCATCCGGCCTCCCGTCTGTGAGCATGGATGCGAGCGCGTTGAGTTGGTTGATGGCGTTGGTGATGTGTGTGCTGGTGGTTTTGAGTTCTGTGGCTGTGCGGATGCTGGTTGCTGTGTCTTGGTCGGTTGATTGCCAGTATGGCCAGGATTGGTGTTGTACGTGGTTGAGTTCCTGTTTCTGTAGTTTGTTGATGGATGCGTTGAGGGCGGTGAGTTGGATGGTTTGACTGGTGATACGTTTCGCGAGCGCATTCCGTTTATCTTGTTGACTACTCATTGTTTTCTCAATCCCGCTAATGCCTGTCCGAATTCGCGCAGCGCCTCACCCATCTGATGAAATGAGTACCCCAACTTCGCCGCTTTCGACGGCTTCTCAACATGCCTGTATTCGACAGGCTTCCAAGGATGCTTCGGCGGTCTGCTGATATGGCGTTCAATCATTCTTCCTCGATTTCCTTGAGTTTCTCGTCGCTGAGAATGATGTAATCACTGTTGGGGATGGTCCGTGACCTGAGATACAGATGCTCTCGCATGGGAGCATCCATATCATCGCCTTTCTCCCTGTAAAGCACGGGTTGGAATTCGATTTCCAACATGAGACGACCAAACGGGATCCTTTCCATCTGCATCTGGTCCAACGAGAGATGCTTCACTTTGATGCCTTTTTCTGGTTTGCGTCGTATAGTGCCGAACGGGTAGCGAACTCCTCGCCATTCGGCATAGAAGTGCACGCGATCATCCACCTGTTCATCTTGGTTAAACAGATCTGGTTGATAGCTCACAGTTCCCATCCTTTCTGGAAGTCGTGCAGCACTTCCATAAATGCGCCGTATTTGGTTTTATGCCACTTGGTGCGGTAGTGGTATTTCTCGCCGCACCCGAACCTGTAGCATCTGGTCCCATCGCCAGCGGTGCCTGTTCTCATGGAGAGGTGTCGGGCGCAGCGCGGGCAGTAGAAGCCCTCGCCACTCTTCTGACTGGTGTCCTCGACTGTGGGTTTCCCACCTTTTGCAATCTTGTTGAATTCATCCAGCAAACTCATATCGTCAACTCCCCCTGCTTCTTATAGACACTTCCCTCATCCAAATAATCCGACTCATCGAGATCCCACCACACTCGCTTCGCATCACGAACCTGAGTGAAACCACACGCCGCACACCGCACCGCGACCAAATGCGACGGAACCTCAGCATCCGGCAAACAACCATGATTAATAGACCTTGGACCGACACCACCACACGAAGCACAACAGTCCGCCAGCACATCGAAAGAAACCGGCTCCAACTCGAAACCCCGCCAATCCACCCGAAGCCCATCCCACTTAGGAGGCAACTCACTACGCCTACTGATCACCACCGCCTCCTTTCCAATGCTTGTATTGCGCCCTGAACTGCGTATGAAGCCGAAGCCAGCCGACACGTTCCCAACTGCTGTAACAACAGTCGTAGCAAGCTGACCCGTGCCATTTCTCACGCCACCACTGGCCACAATCAGGACAGCGAGCCACATGCCCACCAAACTTTGAAGAACGAGGTAGAGAACACTGCTGAATAGCATGCTCACTCATCGGTGGCTCCTTTCATCCGTTTTATGCCGTTTAGCGTTCTCTTCGGGATTGGTATAATTCGCGAGGACAGCCGAGTACTACAGAAAGGCCGACGATGAGCGACTGGCATGTGGAGGAAATCCCTTGGGATCAGCAAGAAGGCCGCATGCTGCGTCAGGAACAGCGTGACGAGCTCGACGCACGATACGGCAACGACACCCACGAGCCAGGCACACCACCATCCGCCGACGACGTGACGGTCTTCTTCATTGCGCGGGATACCCATGGAACCGCTATGGCGTGCGGAGGGCTCAGAACCATCCAAGACAGCACACTCGGACCCGCTGTCATGGAAATCAAACGGATGTACGCGACGCCCAAAGCTAGAGGCAGAGGCGCGTCCACAGCGATCCTCACTGCATTGCGTGACACTGCCCGCAAGCGGGGCGCGAAACGTTTGGTCCTGGAGACAGGCACCAGTCAACCCGACGCGATCCGATTCTATGAAAAACACGGATTCACCCGCATCCCCCTGTTCGGAGAATATAAGAAATCCACATTCTCCTACTGCTACGCAAGCAACCTGTAACCGAATCAACAGAACGCGCTCACTCATCGCCTTGCTCCTTGCTGTAGTGTCGTACTGCTGCGATCCACCGTCGTACTGCCTGCTCGATGAGTAGTTGGGAACCATGGTCGGAAACAACAGCCTTGCTCACGTGCACGTTGTCCATGTCGCCGATATCCACACTGCCCAACGTCATCAACGAGCCGCCAATACGCAGGCAAATCACAATCGTCTGACGATCACTCATCTGCGGCTCCTTCGATGTCGTAGTGGTGTCGTGCCTGGACGATCTGCCAGAGCATCTCAGAGGCCACGCGACGCCTGTAGGACTGGTCCTCACCAAATCCTCTGAATGCCTCGATAAGGGCCGTGCCCGGCTTGTTCGGCACCAGCACGCCATTGATGCCCCGAGGGGTAAGCATGCGTTGGTTCAATTCCTCAGCGAAAGCCCTTGTCGTGACCAGGAAATTCAGATCCCCGTAGAACGTGAGCCCGTTCCCGCTGGTGAAATCAGCCATACAGGACTTGACCTCGTAGCATTCAAACGTGCCCAGCTCCACCGAAGTCATATCAGTCACGATGTTCGGCCTGCGCGGCGTGAACCCCACATAGTCGATACGCCGGGACTGAGGCATACCCTTGTCGAAACACACCTCAGGAGCCCAGAACATACGACGACTACGCAACCGCTTCTCTACCAGAGCAGATAGCAACTCAGTAGTAACCCGTCGATCACT